AAACTCCTACTATTGATTTTACACCTTTGATTATTTTTTATGTTGTGAAAACGGCGTTTTAAATCTTCAAGGGTGTAAAGAATGGTAATGTTTTGAACCATCGACGAACGTAACAAATTGAAACGACTTCTTGTCTCTAGTGTGTTAGTAATAACAAGAGATAAAACATTAAAATGTTTGCTTACGATAAAACCAAGAAGTATATCCTCACCGAAGATATGATGGATATTGAAAACTATGTGGGGTGTCGCATTCCTATGATGATGAAACTACCAGCTATTGATACCGATGAGAGTTGGAGTGAAGACGAGATAATTGATAAACTTTCCCAGTTCCTTACATTTGGCTGCGTATTTAATAATGTTTGGAAAGCACTGGGAGCAGACGATTGTTGCATTAAACCGATCCGCACAGGTGAGTTTCTACATACAGCATTAAAGAATGGTAAGGTTCTTAAACAGACAACACATATTTTGTTATGAGAAAAATAGCTAGTAGATTTCAAAGTAAAATATTTAAGCACGTGCTTTTTTTTTGGTATGTGTATCTTGGTAAATATCTACATACAAATGTGATGTAGATATTTTTATACTATACTATGGCTAATCGGTGTATTTAGTCCATATAGCTTAGGTCAGTGTTTTCATATGCCTCGGGGTCGCCGTTTGCATCATCTCCCAGAAACAGTGACAGGTCATTGTCCTCTTCGTCTTGTGTGATATAATTATCTAAATTATCCAAATAGTCGTCCTTTGCCTGCTCATAGTTATCGTCAGTGACATGTTTGTCAGTTCGCACTTTTTTCTCAACCTCTTGCATCTTCTCTCTAAACTCTCTCTCATCGTCGTATGTCTCCTTGACAAACTTTTTCAATCCTTTTGAAATGCCCTTGTTCCAAACCCCCATCTTATTGGCACGCATGATCTTGTCCAATTCCATCTGGTCATTTTGCTCAAGCTCTTCTAATCGTGATGTCATCATCTGCTTCTCCGTTTCTCGAGTATGAAAGTTTGTATTTATCACTTGGATATAAGTAGTATCGATGATGTCGCGATGGTTTTGCATGGTTTTCAAGTAAGCATATAGCAGTCTAGCAACTTCATTTTGCAGTTTGGTCATGTCGCTGTCAAGCATATTTGGGTCGACCTCAGGAATAGTTGAGTTTTCTGAACGAGTAAGCTCTTCCATTCCATAATTTTCCGTCAAATCAAAGTTAATCATATCCTTTTCTGAAGATAAAGATACGTGAGTGTTTAGTACGCTCAACATGTAATACTTAAATAGCATACGGCATGTGTCTTTGTCTAAAATGGATGAGATAATCGAATTATCAGCTTCCACGCTTGAAAAATATGGAGTGTGGTGCAACAAATCGATTATTATCTTACATTCATTTTGTACTTTACGCAATACGTGATTGATGACTGGATTATTGTAAAGTGCCTCTATATTCTCATAGTATTTATGGTTGGATTTGTTGATGGTTTCTGTTGTTAAGTTTGACAATCCCAGCCGTCGTTCGGCATATTTTGCCGAAGACCATGCCTCCTTATGATTCACCTTATTTAAAATCATTTCAGGGAATATATGCACGATGTTGTCGGCATATCGTTTTACAAACTCGAAACAATTGTATTGAATAACCTGGGATGCAACAATCTCTTTTTCTCCTGCTCCCCAAGTGGTCATGCTTTTCAGTAAAATATACATGTTACGATTCTCTCTTGAATTGAGAGAAAGGTTGTCTTCAATAAAGCTGCCAATTCTCGAAACCAGTCTTTCGTTTTCAGCCCCAAGATAGTTGCGAAGACCACGCACCTCGTCTGTTATCTTGTTCTCTCTTTGCACATCAAATGTATCTAGAAGAAGTTCTAAATGTCGTTTGAGAACATCATACTGGCTATTGGCTGGAATATTTTCGAGAATACGTGCCATGTGCATGAGCTGTGTAACCGTGGGATTGTCGCCCTCCACACTAACTGCATTTTTCAGTCCATTTATTTTAAGAAGACGTTCTATGTGTTTTTCATCGTAGGAGTGTCCATCATGTTTTAGCTTACGGATTCGTTCTGCTAGTGTATCTGACTTATTAAATCGTTCTGGTTTATCGCCGCAAATAGGGAGAATGTCGGGGTCCACGCTGATATTTGGACGAGAAAAATCGCAAATGTCGATAAATGCAAGATAAATCGTCTCTTCGCTGAATGTTTTACGCAAGGGTGGGTATACATTCTTCGAGTCAACCGAACATGTCATCATCTTTGCTGTTCTAAGTAGTGCGTCGTCTTTTATGATTGTCTCCAGAATACGAACAATATTGTTTGCAGTGTCGACCTCACAATCTTTATTTGCAAAGGGCACGATTTGTCCATTCGCGACGAACTTACTAGATTCAAAAAGAGGCAGCAGTTTGCCACGGCTCGCAAGTTCTTCTGCACTGGTGGCCTTTGCCTCATTCATCAAAAAATCCTTGACTGATTTTTGTGGATAGAGAGAAAAGTACAACAACTTGCCCTGAATAACTCCCAATTTTTTCCATTGGAGGGGACTTCCTACTTTTAAGTCACTAACGAAGAGTTTGCGGTATTCTTCAGTGATATTCTCAATTTTGGAAATGTTTACTGGTGTTACTGGCGGCATAAAAGTTAACCATTTTGACACACTTACGCTGTCTGGAACCATTTCATCAGGGTGGTCAATGCTGTAAACAACCTTGTCATGTATTTTTTGTTTTACACGATTGTCATCTTTATAGTGTGCGTCAATAACACTGACAAGTGTGTTTGCTATAGCAGTGGCATCTTTACGGTTAACAATTTTCCATACACCGTTAGGTGTCGCGACACCCTTGACCACGCAAGCCAAATATTCTACACTTGTCTTATCGCCCGAATTATCGTAAGGATATCCACTAAATGAACGAATACATCCAGGATATGTCTTTTTTGTAACAATGCCAGGAATTGCTGTCTGAACGCCAATTAAAAATGCACCAAGCGTAAGATATAGAATGGTGTAATCATAGAATGCCTTGTAAGGAATAGGTTTTTCCCCCGCTTTTGCCTTTTCATTTGCGATATCTCGATATTCCTTCTCTCCAAAGAAGACCCCGGGTTTTTGAAGAACGGTTGAAGCTAGCGATATTACGAACTCCACAATGCTCGCGGTTTGAATGCTCATGGCGTTCGACAACGTAACCACAATATTGAACATAATGCGAGTCTCTGGGCTGGTATACAGATTTTTTAGCTGTGATACTTTTTCGATGTGTGCCAGATATTTTGTCTCAAAATCTTCTTTCACTATTTCGCGAGAGACATTTCGACGGCCAGTGTTATCATATCCTTCATCTGTATCAAACGCTTTCTTGATAATTTCACGACCACTATTTACGTCGACCCAACATTCGCCATCATTACTCTCTTTTCCATATTTACGAACAACTTGGTCGATTGCGGTCATAAAGTTCGGTTTTGCAAAATCTCCGTCGTCCTTTAGCCATGCGGTCGCAAGTGTGCGGTAATAAAGTGGGACTAGTGGTCGTTTTGTAGTCTTACAATACAACATTTCTTCTGGATCGCCGTGTTCAAGTTCTTGATTAGTATGTTCTTCGGTGTACCGATTGATAAAATACATTAAGTCTGCGTATTTTTTTCCAATGTCTGATTGTGATAAAATAGATTGTAGTAGGTCACTATACGGTGATTTAATTGTCTCTATATTCATATTTGCGATTTTCATGCCTTCGCGATACTGATAATCGTCGTATTTGCACACGTCACTTACACGTTTTGTTTTGATAATGTCTATGTTGAGATAATCTCGTTCAAACTTGTCTGTGACATACTTTCGAAGTTCGTCCCGTGTCGCAAAGTATTGGGTTTCGAGTAATCCGATAAGGGTTTTTAACGTGTTTGCACGAATATCCGCGCGTCTATCATTTTTTATATCGCATTTTGCATCCATGCCGTTCTGAACGATCGCGATACACTCTCTTTGTAGATTGCAGTCAGTCGCAGTTGTAACAAACTGTGTTTCTTTCCCAACAGTGTTATCTGCTTTCCATGTATTATTTTTTCGAATGTAATACTGTTGTTCGCCTTCATCTAACAAAAATAACATGGCATATTCTCCGTCGCGAACGCGTTTCTTTCCACGTATAAGTGTCTCGGTCAAATGTTCTATATCAGGTGTGCCCTTTGGCACGGCACGCTCAACTTTGCCGCGAATAAACTCGAAGAACTCATCTGGATGCATACGTGCATATTCCGCCGCGAACTTTTCTGTGACGCTTGTGTAAGGTTCATCCTTATTAATTAATAGTCCATAATTAGTAGTGTCATATTTCTTGTCGTAATAGATATCCGTCCCATTGTCGGCGACGACCTCTTCGATTGTAATATAGTGTTTTGTCATCATATACACTTTACATTTGTCGGTTGAACTGTTCGCATTTTTTTCGCTAGTTTCATCGCTATAAATCGAGTTTAATGCGGTAGACATATCATCATGTAATAATGAATCAACTTGTTTTATGGTAACCGCATCATAAAATAAACGGCCTCCATCCGTCTGAATAATACGAGATAGATATTCACTTGTAGAATAGTTATTATGTGCCTTATTGTACTTTTCGAAGACAGTTCCCTGCATCGCACCGTCAATGAGCGATTTCAACCGTTTGTTTGTGTACTGCGTGGTGTTTCGCAATCCCTTTATTTTTCTAAACTCTCTTACGTTAGTTGTATATGTGTCGATGTACTGTTTGATATTCCCTGAAAGATGTCCTTTGATAACACTATAATGAGAGAAAGTGAGGTCTTTCATGTAGACAAGATATGGTTCTAGAACAGATACGTAGTCTTTCATGCTCATTGCACCAGTCGCATGTGCGGACACTGCGTCCAAAATCTTGCGAGTTTTTGGGATGATTGATTGAATATATTGGTGATATATTTCTCTCTGTGACAAGTTTGCAAGAATAGTTCGCGGTACATTTAAATGATACATGTTGGTTGTGTTGTAAGTTCCAGTGTTATATCCAGCGTTTCCAGATTGGAACTTATCGACTACAATACGTTGAACTTTTGCCTTACGAGATATGAACTTGTGGTAATACGAATATGCATTGATGTATCCTACTTTGTTTCCAATAGATGTCATTGGTAAGTCAACCCGAGAGAACTTTGTCACTGAATATGGCAGAGTCATGATTGATTTAATATTTATCAACTCTTTCGCACCAGATTTCTCTCTTGGCGTTCGCTCAGCCTTATCTGTGATATCATCTCTATCAGATAAATATGTGGAGGGTTCTTCATAGCGGTAGGTTGACATTCTACATTCATTTATTAACTTTTGTGTGCTGCCGCGACTAGTCTGGCCCCATCTACTAGCTTGAAAGTTTCCGAGATTGTCGACAATCGTCATTACATCACGTGTTGCATATATCGATGCGATAATTTCTTTATCCTCAGGGTCAGGGTCTATTGCGGATTGGAAAGTTCTAGATAGACTGTCGACATATGTGCGGTAGTGATTAACCAGTTCACCATTCCCGCCCTTAAGGTAAATAGTTGAAATAACTGACAGTTCATCTGCAATCTTCTTTTGAAAATCGGCATCAATAATACTATCTACGTCTTGTATATCGACCTCCAAACGTTGAATGTTCTTAATAATCGGAACAATCCATTTTAAACCCCTGTCTAATTGTTCAAGTGCATTTATAAGTGGTTTCCATGTGGCTGTATGAAAGTTTGGACCTATAACATTACCATAGTTGTCAATCTTGGAGAACTCTTCTCTCAGTTCAATAAATCTCTCTACTTCAGTTCGTAATTTACGAGTTGTTAATGGGGATGTATCGCCAAGTATCTTACTCTTCATAATTATATCATCCAGTAAGTCGTCACTTTGATGTTGAATGTCATAACGTTCGTGTGTTTCGAGCCGTTTCTGCTGTGTTGTGACTGGTGCTAAAAAATCGCCGATCATTCGCTGGTCTGCCGAAATAATAAATTGTTGAATGCGTCGCTCTGGTTTAGTCATGCGAGTATTCTGTGCTTTCTCGCGTCTGTTCTCTCTGATTTCACCCGGTTCTAGGTCTGTTTCTGAAGAATCAGCTTGAATAGTATTACTATCTTCTACGCTATCTTCGGCCGTAGTCTGATTATCTAATAATACTGGGTCGGTTTCCATTTCTTCTTCGTTGTATTCTACATCGTTCTCATCATTATCATCGTCCATAAAATTGTCTGCATTATCCATGTCAACACCATCATCTCGAACCGATTCATTAACTTGAGAGAGAACTTTTGGGGGTGAACGTCTTAATTCAATACGGTCGATTGGAAGGTCGAGTGGAATACCTTTATATCCAAAATCAATAAAGACTACATCGTTATCTGGATATGTCGTGATTTCAACCATATCCTCTTCTAGGTTAGTGATTTCACCCGTAAGTACAAAGGGTGTTTCTCCTGCAAAATATATGTTTATCCATTTTCCAGGAAGAAGTCCGTTCTGTCGAGCGTATCCTTCTTGCAAACTCCGTTCTAAAAGGCGGATTTCTTCTATAGTTCCATCTCCGATAACGCCGCTCTCATGAATTCGTAATTTATGAAATTTAGCTGTGTCTACATCTACCAAAATGAGTGTTTTCAGGTCGATATAATAAATAAAGAGTGTTCGGTCGTTGAACACCTTATTAGAAGGAGATACAACGTAAATGATATCGGCTAACTTTAAAGACATCTGGGCCTTGCGAGATAGGTCGTCGTTGTTCGCCATATCTATACTGTTACTATCTGCCCTTAGTACTTCTTCTGTCATGTATTTCTTATATTTATAATATATTAATATATTTTGAGCTATCCCAATAGAGTCTAATGTTACAATGAATGTCAATATATTTTGCATTATAATAGATGTAATTGACTTAAAGTAATAACTTTATTATAGACATCTACAAGATGCCAGCAATATACACAATTTCATCACATTCGTCTCCTCTGTTCGAGACCTTATTAACAAACTTAATTAATACAAATAATGATACTACAAATACATATACTCCTCCATATACTGTGTTATCAATCATGTTGTCAAACTTAATTCGCATAAAAAATATTACAACTAATCAAACTGTGTCTGACGAGACTTGTCCTGAAACTAGTAAGTACTCCACCAGAGACTACAAGCTGGTTAATTACGTCCCTGAAAAGTTGACTCCAAATCTTACTGGAACTGCTGGTATCATGAAGTCTCTTATTTTTACAAGTGACAATAAACTCATCTCATTTTGTCCACCGAAGTCACATTCTTGTGAAATGTTTGCAGAAATGTTTACGGAGTTATCCCTCTTGCAAGTAGAAGAGTTCGTTGACGGAACAATGGTGAACTTATTTTGGGATCCTTCTCGAGATGAATGGGACATTAACACTAGAAGAAAGCTGGGTGCAAATAACTACTATTACACATATACAAATAACTATCATCAACCCACTTTTAGAAATATGTTTTATGATACGGCGGCTGCTTGTGGGCTAGATATTGCTCAATTAGATAGGTCGTATGTGTATAGCTTTGTGTTATGTCATCCAGAGAATAGATTGGTTACAAAAGTAGAATCCCCTAGATTGGTATTGGTTGAGGTGTATAAGTTAAATAGCATTGTGGGCGTAGATGTAGCCAGCACCTATTATACTGTAGAAGTTATTGATAGACAGTTTATTATGAATACTGATATTCTAAAGAAGAGCAGTGTATCTACTCCGCGCCAATACCTATCAGTGTCATGTTTTGCGGATGTTATGCGAATCGTGAATGAAATGTCACATTCATCTGAGGTCTTGAAGGGACTTATTGTTCGAGACCCAACGACAAATGCTAGAACAAAGTTTGTAACTGACTCATATAATAAAATCATGTTTGACTACAAAAATAACTGTGCAGATATGCGTTTTATGTATCTCAGTATGAGAGCAAATAACACGGTATCATCTTATCTAACTCATTTCCCCGAACATACTGAACTGTTTGAATACTATCATAATTTATTATGTGATTACACCCATTTTTTGTATGCTCTATATGTTGAGTGTTATGTTAAGAAGACTAAGCCACTTGCAGAATATCCTGTTCACGTGAAGACCCATATGTTTAACCTTCATAAGACATACAAGGCTCGCCGTGAAGTAGTGTTGGATAAGAAGTGTTCAATCGCCTTATTTGATGCAATGACATATGTGAATAACTTAGATGTTCCGCTTTTATACAATACATTATTTGTTGTTCCGAAGCAACCAACCATTGCAATTGCAAGTGAAGATATTTCATTGTATTAGATGGTGTGTAAAAATAGAGTAAATATGATTTACGTGGAAAGTATTCGTTGATGTAAATACAAAAAATATTTACATCAATAATCAATATATTACAGATTATTTTTTTGGTGGTATAAGTTGGCAATACAATATATTATAATCCGCCGATGTCCGATGTCTAAAACATGTCTTTCATGTTATTAAATACATCCTTGATATTTTTCAATGCTTCCATGAAATCTGTTGCCACAACAGATTGTTCTGTAGGTTCTGGATAACCAACGCGTATCATAATGTGGTTATCATGTGGATGAAACTTTTTAAACCCACAGAACGTCATTTTTTTATCTCCTTCGTAGTGTGCAGAATATAGCATGTATTGAAGCATCATGCCAAGTGTATAGTCTTCGTCATGAACAATGACATCATAACCGTTACCAACCGTGCTTGTTGTATGAATAAACTCTACATTCTTTTTTGATATTTTCTTTTCTGCAGGACTCATGGTGTCATCATCTAGTTGATGAACATTTGTATTTCTGGGATTTTCGATGCAATTCATGATGATATTTGCCTTTTCAACAAGTCTGTCGCACGCGATTTTTAGTAGTTCTTTACATGTAAACACCCCAACAGATTTAACTGTAAAATTATAGCTGTTGGGAAGGTAATATCTTTGTGCATCGAGTAGCATCCAATCACGCATGGCAAATGCCAAATTATCGCCCTTTACACCAGTGTCCTTTAGTTCTTGTTCTTTAATTTTATATTGTTCCTTGACGCGTACTTCATCCTGTGTATTTCCATAGCAACAGGTGGAAACCATGTTGTACATACTATTATCGTCAACTGTTGCAATTGATAAAGTTGACGTGAAAGCGATAGATTCTCCTGTAGAGGTGGGTGTCAATCTTGGACGAAGTCGAACAATATCAATGTAGTAACCTGTCATTGAGTTGGGTGGAAAGATATCATCTCTGTCTTCTTTGTTTAAGTAGGTGTTGGTGCTATTATTTTTAATTTTGATATCTTGTGTGGTTACGTAAATAACGTCGTCAGTTGTATTTTCGACATCTAGTTCAAGTGTAAGCTGGTCAATGGGGGTGGTAAGATCCGTAATGTGAATAGGAATACATGCGAGTCTTTGTTTGACGATTTCATTGTTGAACCTAGAGGTATTTTTTGTGATAGATACTTTGCACTGGTTGTGGGGCATTGTCTTCATTACAACACACGGGATATCGGATAATAATGTTCTACGTAATCCATTTGCCACAGTTGAGTCAACTCCTGCCAAGACAAACTTGATTTCATTATTATTTTCGACAATGTTGGAAATCTTCATAATGCTAGTTAGTAGTTAATATATCTATATAGTATCTATATAATTAATTACATATTATAGTATGTTGCATCTATGATTCAATTTGCATTTTGCATGTTGGATTTGCGGTTGTTGATTACATTACATAACTAACATATGAAACCCAACCAAACAGAAACAACAAAAAAAAATAACTACTTAAATACTTTTTCATAATTCTACTAAATGAGTAATATTTTGTATTATAGTAAATACTGTGAGCATTCAAAAAAGTTGTTATCGTTCATCACTACGAATAGTTTACAGTCATCTCTTCATTTTATATCAATTGATAAGCGCGTTCAAGATAAATCTGGAAAGACTTATATTGTTCTCGACAATGGTGAACGAATTATCATGCCAGAAAATGTCCAAAGTGTGCCAGCAATGCTTTTGTTAAATCAAAATTATAGGGTTGTATATGGCGATGATATTTACACAATATTAAAACCAGTTGTAAAGGAAACAGTGCGTCAAGGCACTCGCAACAATATGGAACCATCCTGCTTTTCATTTGATGGAGGGAGCTCGATGTGTGGTGTCATGTCGGATAGTTTCAGCTTTTTGGACCAAGGTGCAGAGGAACTTGGAACTAAGGGCACGGGTGGTCAGAGACAGATGTACAACTACGTTGGTTTGAATGATACGACTGGGCAAATTCGAACGCCCACGGATGATTTTGAATATTCATCTGAGACATCAGGGATGTCGGTTGAACAACTCCAAAAAATGCGAGAAGACGAGTTTCGCACATCAATGGGAAATATGAATACTGGAACTAAGAACACCATGCGGTAAGTAAGTAAGTGTATAGTAATATTATAGATTATCTAACATAACTTAAACAAATATAGTAAAGTAGTTGTAGACAATGAACCAACCACAGATATTACAAAAGGCGTTTAATGATCATTTCGACGAGTTTGTCGATGATATTGTTAATATTTTTCCAGATGATATGGATATTCGTAACTCGCGTAACTCTATTAAACTATTAAGAAAGGCAAATCCTAAGCTTCTCATTCAAATCTGGAATAAGTACGTATCAAGTAAATATGCCGATAAGATTGATGCGGGCGACGTGACATTTTTCATAGAAAACGATTATTCAGACGACATTGGAAAGTTAGAAAATGCATCACAAGTAATGAATGCGATTAATCGTTTACGTGCTCCGATTAAAATGATGAGCCCCGAGAATCAATCAAAGACAATGAAATATATTCAAAACTTGAAAAAAATATGTGATTTATATTTTGCACTATAATATGTTAGACCGAATAAACAAACACAAACAAAAAACTTTCAAAAAATATCATACGACTTATGATATTTTTTGTTATTTTGTAATCTATAGATATATTGACATACAAACAACATAAGGAGATTGTTCTATATTAATCAGAACACAATGAGCACCAATCAGCAAGATGAACTCGACAATATAATTGACACTGCATTAAATGAGTGCTTTACACCCGACGCAAAGATGATATCTGATGAAACCGACTCTGCAGATGAAGCACCTGACAATGGAAATGTTAAGTTGCCTGAAATACCAAAGGAGTTTGCTAAGCTAATGAATGATTTCATTAATGATATCGTAACTACTTTTCCAGAATACACCCCTCTTATTAAAAAGTGGTGGGGTTTTGAATCTTATAATGGAAATCAACTGGCAATTTTGTTCTCTCACTGTCTAAAAGTATACCCACCAAGGTTTACCGATATTATATACAAAAATATCGAAATGTTTGATGCGACATCCGAAACAAATGTAGACTTTCTCCCAGGAATTAGTTTTAAGTATATTTGGTCATGTGCGGATATTACCGAACAAACGAGAGATGCCATTTGGAAATATCTTCAAACTATTACACTTTGTGTCGTTGGAAGTGTTGACAATAAGAATATGGACAAAAGTATGAAAGAGGTGTTTGATAAACTAGACGAGTCCACATTCAAGGATAGTTTATGCGATACAATTAATGACATTCAACAGGTTTTCGGTTCTGCTATGAAAAATGACAAAGACGATGAGTCGCAATCTTCAGAAAGTGCATCGGGAATGCCTAACATTTCAGCAGATGCATTTCAAAATAACCTAAATAGTATGGTAGGTGGCAAGATTGGTGCATTGGCAGAAGATATTATGAAGGATACGCTACAAAACTTCAATGAGTCAGACTTTGCGGGAGCACAATCTCCTGCAGATATTCTTAAAAAGTTATGTGAGAAGCCAGGAAGTCTTATTAACATGGCACAAAGCGTATCCAGTAAGCTCAAAGAGAAGATGGATTCTGGTGAATATAACCAGAATGATCTATTCAAGGAAGCCACCGATGTCTTGCAGAATATGAAGGATATTCCTGGTATGGAAATGATGCAAAATCTAATGTCGGGAATGGCCAAAAACGCAGGAAATATGGGAGCGGGTACTGACGAAAATGGAGATGTTCCAGATATGGGAAACCTCGCAAATATGATGGAAATGATGATGGGTGGTCTAGGTAAGGGACAGCGACTAGATACAAATGCAATGAATCGCCAAATTAAACGCAAGAATCAAATTACTGAGATGAAACAGAGAATTGAGAAAAAAAATGCACAAACTGCTGCTATCATGGCACAAAACGCCCAACAAGCGGCAGTTCGGGCATCAGTGCCAGCACTGACAGACGCAGAGCTTATGGAATTATTTGAGCATGATAAAAATGAGCATACATCAAGTAACACTGCAAATAAAAATAAAAAGTCTGGAAATAAAAAATAAAAGTGAAGTATATAAGTCATGACAGATATATTTTGGGTGTCAAAACCAATCATTCTCATAGATAAAAATCAAATTATGCAATTATGGCCCAGGCAAGAGATGCATTATATTGAAAAGTTGAATGCTATAACCAGATTGACGATTTTACTAACATTTTTAGGCTATTTGATACACCCATCGGTACGTACCATCTTGTTCGGGGTCGTCACGATAATAGCTATTGTACTTATACAAATTAATTATAAAAAGACGGGAAAAAAACTGTTCGAGAAAAATGATGCAACCAATAGTAGCAACGATGATTCAAATATAGAAGGATTTGGGAATGCGGGAAGCACCAAAATATTACGCAGGCCTAATGATATTAAACAAGAACTTGCCAAGGTTTTTAGTGAAACGACCTCAAAAAATCCGATGTCAAATGTTCTGCTCACAGACATCCAAGACAATCCAGACAAAAAATCTGCTCCCCCTGCATTTTTGCCAGAAGTGCATAGCAATATATCTAACTCTGTAAAGAAAATGGTGCAACAAGTAAATAAGTCGAACCCTAATATTGACCAGCGAATATTTGGCAGTTTAGGCGAAAACTTCGATTTTGACACCTCCATGAGACAATTTACTTCTACTGCAAATACACGAATTACAAATGATCAAGGTGCATTTGCACAGTTTTTATACGGGAATATGCCATCATGTAAAGATGGTGATGTAATGATGTGTTCTGCAAGCGACGGGAGAACTACCCAATACCGTTAAAACATAACATCATATTTTACACATAGAAAGTGTAAAAAATAATGTAACCGTATTATATATTAATCTATGGAACAACTTAACCCATTTGCAAATACAACCAGGATTGGAGTAGATGGATGTGCAGTTGATCAGCGAACAATGCAAAACACACAAACATGTAACTATAATCTTCAAAACTTTTTCTTGGCCGAGTGTGGAATGAAGAAACCAATCGAGTTTGCAACCAGTCAGCCTGCTGTAAATTACAAAGGTGGGTATTTAGGAGCAGGAGGATGCAACGTAGATGTTAACTCCGAACTTCTTTTAGGAGGAGTCCAGACTCACCCTAAGACAAAGGTTGAATTATATAAACGACCCTTTCTTACAGTCCCATACTTGGGGCGTGGTTCGGTGGATAGTGTAGATGAATCTAAACTTTTGCAGGGGGAGCGCGAGACAAACCGCCGTTCAGTGAATCGGTTGGGCGAGAAGACTTATATGAACTACACAACCACGCCTCTTTTAAGCAGTATTAATGACAGAGTCACCAACTCAATGTATTCAGTCGAAGAATCTGCTTCAAGCACCTGGGTTCGCGGTGGAGTTGCATCACGTGACGCATTGCGTGATACTAAGTAAATATGTAACCTAAATGTAAATAAATAGCGTAAAGACAAAACACTAGATTATGTATCATCTGAAATCTAGTGTTATGAGCATACACCAAGAATACGAAACAAGTTCCTTCTTGACATATATATTTTATGATACAAAGTTCCAACCATTTGTCAATAAAATGGGGGTTCGTATATCAAAAGAGTTAGTAGAGGACTTTCAAGACGATACTAATATCCTCGATTATTTGTATAAAAGCGAATTAGCCACTACTTTTCAGATAGAAAATATTGAAAATATTGCATTTGATAAGTATGATATTATTCGAAATGTATTCGCCACGACTACAATGCAGCGATGTATAGAGTTGCTGCGTAGTTCAAACTTATTTTCGCATGTGCTTGAAAATAATAATATTACATACGGTGATACAAAAATCGATGAATCATCATTTAACCTATACTCACAGATATCACCTGTTTCGCCTATCTTTTTTAGCTATGATATTTTCTTTTTTACTCATTTATGTATTCAAGATTTTGTAAGGACAGGAGAGATAAGTAAAGAGAGAGAAGAACTTCTTATACAAGCCATACGCGATTTGTTGTAATGATAAATATATTCTATAAACTATAATATATATTCATTCCAAGAACTAAGTATCGGTACACTAAGTCAACAAATGGCATCGACGCGAAACAAAAATACACGCGGCAACTACACGATGGAGCTCAATAAGAGTATTAACACTCAGGATTATTTAATATCGCCACAATATGGCGTTGTCGAAACTACGTTTAACCCTGGAAATGGATTGGGTGGTGCACGATTGCCACAAACACACTTAGCGACCAACGCAATTGATATCGAATCTTTTTTACGTGGAACTGGCCTAACCAACTTAACAAAGGCAGAAGAAATATTTACTCCTGACCTTACATGTGTTCAGAATCTTAATATTTATCAACGCGAACCTGTTCTTATTCCAGAAAGGTTTGTTGCACAAACAGACCAAAGACCTTTAGAGAGATAACTCTATCCTAGTTAGTACTTACCCGTGTATAATTTTGATTGATTTATTTTGCTATATCATATATAGACAAATAAATAGATACTATCTATAATGAATATTGAAATAGATACAGATACAGATAGAGAGATAGCATGTGCAAAGTTTATTGAGTTTATTTCAAAGATTCATGATGATAAGATTCTTCTTCTTCGTCACAAGTCGGTTGTTCAGTGGTTATTTGGAGACCTTTCATTCCTTCCGACCATTGAAAAGAAAAACAAAACCATGCATGACGCAAAATGTAAGATTAATGAAGACTTATGGGGACAGGCAATACTGAAGATTCGTCGCCCAGACCTAAAATTAGATAAACAATGGACAAATAAGTTTGGCGAGCATATTTGTGAAGAGATTTATACGTTACTAGGGAAAGTTGTAACGAAACCATTAAAAAAAGGGCATTATCAGCCAGACTCTGAGGTAGATGATGCAATAATTGAGGCAAAAACAGGAACATTCTACACAGGTGGCACTGCGGGGGAAAAGATTCTCGGGTGTCCGTTCAAGTACGCAGAAATCCCAGACCTATATGGTAAGCCACTCAAGATTCTCTGCATGGGTGGGGCAGAGAAAGTATGTAGAGAAAGCTACGGGAATCTTCCAGGACCAAAGTGTAGCGTACAAAAACAAAGGTTTTTGAGCTTTTTCCACAACAACAGAATTGAGTATGTTGGAGCATCTGATATTCTTCGAAATCTTAGCTGTAGTTTGCAATCAACACCTCATTTGCACGTGCCCCAGGCTGTTTAGAATTAATTGCACGTCTACAACTGATTATTTTTGTGGTATACGATGGAGCCTGAAATGCGTTCGTTACTAGTTCTACTTCTGCATTACTCATTAACATTTTTACATTATTATTCTTCATACTACTACAAATAGCAAACAGTTGAGTATGATTATCTATTCCGAATCCATCAGATGTATATGAGACGAATGACGTATTATTTGTCGGAGCGTAAGGTGGGTCAAGGTACACAAAATCGTCAGACACCACATGAGACAATGCTTCTGTAAATGGTCGAACCGTGAAAATAACATCTTTAAACAATGATGATATAGTTCGAATATGTTCTTCGTCAATAATTGTCGGATTTTTGTAGTTTCCAAATGGAACGTTAAACCCCCGCGGTCCTTCTCTGTAAATTCCTCGAAAACACGTCTTATTCAGAAATAGTAGCATTGCAGATGCTACAATTGTCATTCGTTCTTCTGTCGAGAATGCATTAAATCTGTTTCTAATCCAGAAATAGTATGACTCTGGAGAAGACATTGCATCTTCAATGTTTGATGCCTTACGATTTATAGTCGTCCCAATACATTGAGCAAACTCAGCTGTCAATTTTTTTACTTCGGAAATAACCCCGTCTGGATAACATTGAATATTCTTATATAGTCCAATAAGGTTGGAGTTCAAGTCACTTGCATATATTTTTCCTGAAACTGCGATTAATCCATTTTTCTTGTGCGAAAGAAGTGCAAGAAGCACACTTCCACCTCCCAAGAACGGTTCATGATAGTTATTGATATTTTTTGGAAACATTGTAATTACATCACTAATAATCTGTGTTTTACCACCAACCCATTTAATAAAAGGTTTTAGAATTTCCATTTACAAAGGCCTTTATTAGATTAATTGGTTTTGATGTTAAGAGTAACTATCGCTTCAATTTAACGCACTACTTAGTTAGCCGCGGTCTTGTATTGTCTACTACTATTTGTCTAGTAGTAGACAATTCTTTAATTTGTTTACACATAATCTTGGTAACACAGTGAATACTAATACTCAGGCATATGTTTTTTAAAGAGACATCCTAAACTTGTCAACCCTTTAATCTGGTCAGTTACTAACGATGGGTCTTGATAATCACACGTAGATGTCCAAATCTTAACAATACAAAATGACTTCTTCGGTGAAATTGTAATGCCAGTAATCGTCTTTACAAAATCCTTCTGGGGACTTAGTGTTTCTCCGACTAAAATATATGTAAGCTCTTTCCAGATAGAATACACTTGTTTATTGAGAATCTTATACGAAAAACACCCGCCTTTTCGGTTATGTGGGTCTTCCCAAACAGGAACGATTCCTTTTTTCATGACAAATAGCATACAATTAACTACTAGCACTTCAGGTAAAGACTCGAGTAGGGCGATTGTATCTTCCACTGTGTTCATCTCATATACTTCTTTATAACTTTTAATACTCCAGTCTGTGTCATGTGGAAGATGTGCCCACATTGTCCACTGATTATTTAACGAATGATGTTCCGATACGTCCCCTTCTGAGGAAGTTGTTTCTGAACAATCACCAAGGTTTGACATATCAGTAAAGTGTGCGACCTCCATTTCTGTAATACTTAGCTGTATATGTATATACACATTTATTTATATACATTTTAGAATGTATTTTACATCAGTTTATCCATCTGTATTCACACCTTCAGTAGAACGCGTATATCCATCTGAGGTGATATACAATATGTCTGTAGTTGTCATACTAAATATATTTATATTTCCATCAATAACGTTTACTGTGTATGGTTTGCCATAATAACACTCTCCATGTTGTTGTTTTATCAAATACCAAATCAAATACTTATCAATTCTATTACCAGAGTGGAGATAGTTCCCACTCTTATTTACAAAATCAATTGAAAACATTTTACCCCCCTCTTTTGTAGAGTCGTCTTCAAATAATACGTCAAAAGAAATAAACTTTACATTAGACGGTTCCACTGGATGTAATGTAGGATATGCAGGTTCAGCATATGTACACACATACACATTATTCTCTACTTTCATAAGGTCGAGTTCGGAAAAATCTCGGGTTTCAACAACCTCGTTATGAGATATGAACATATGTTGTGGGCGATTATCAATAACCTTTACATTAATATTATCATATTGCAATGCATTATGGTGTCGATATCGTTTTACAATTTTCTCAATGTTGTACTCGATAAGAGTGTATATATACATGGTATTCATAAACGTACTTGATAAAATGGGAAATATGGTTCCGTTGTAATATGTAAACGCGGCACATACAGCACACCCAATTGCAAATATAGAACTCATAATTACAGTAAACATATACCTTCAACAAGATATATGTTTATATTCGTTTAGTTATTATTCATAACAAATCTCTACCTGAACAAAAATAAAACAACAACATAAACAATGAATATTTATGTTGTTGTTTTATTTTTGTTCATGTTTATCTTGACTACTACTTACTCTTTATTGTATAGTTGCCACTAGGGACGGTTTCAACCCCCATCATATATACATATACATCATCATTCTCAACAAAAGGGTCACCTTCATTATAATTACTAGTCTTAGTATTACTAGTATTGTTATCACCACACGAACCACAATGGTCTTCATTTGCATATTTAATTTTCAACATAGTTTGTTTATGGTTATCAACGTTCCATCTCCCAAGTGGAGTGCGAACTGGACCGCGAAATGCGGTCTTCAATACGTAAATGATATGTTGAATAGGCATTGTATTTGAGTTGTCTTGTATACATAACCATTAGTATGGTGGCTCAAATCAATTTATTCAAAAACAGGTTCGCCTTCCACTAACTTTCCAACAATCTCGCCTGGCTCGCCATTCTCGTCCACTGTATAAAGATTCCCATTATTTTCATCAGTTGCATAATATGATACACCATCAATTTCAATCTCAAATACCCCATCTTCTTCTTCTTGGTCATCTTCATCCTCATCCTCGTGATCTTCCTCCACATTTTCATCTAGTTCGGTTGATTCGCTAATTACTTCAGCTGGTGTATCACAAACAGTCGGTTCAACCTGCGATAATACAACCTTTTTTATTTGAGAACTGTCACCCATAGTTGGAGTAGCAACAATCTTATTTGTCTTAGTTTCATCAATTGGGATTTCAACTGCAACACTAGGTTGGTTAATAGCAGCTTTCTTAGTTTGTTTAACGGGTTTCGCTGCACCAACCCCTCCCTTTTTTGATACATTTCCTACCGATTCATGTTTACTCGGGTCATTAATCTCCAATAGAATGTTTTCACCATTTTGGACACTACGACTATTTGTAGGGATACCTCCAGTTTGAACCCTCAAAAGCTCTTCTTCAAGTTGAGAAAGCTTCCGTTTATGCTCTTCAATCTCACGACTGATATATTGAACATTAAACGCTTTAACCGCTTCAGTGATATGCGACTCGATGATACTATTCATATCGAGCATAATGGGTTGAATATTGACATTTAAAGACTGACGCTGCATGACGTTGGAACTATTTACTTACATCTAATATATACATTGTGTTTAACTTGGTTTCTTAATGATATTACATTGAAATTTCAATTAGAAGCTACATATGTATTATTACATATATTCGATAGACATACATGGACCGCATGAATATTGTCGATATCACAACGCCAAGCATCGAAAAAATAGCAGAAATGTGCGATATTATTTCAAGACAGACTGAATACACGATGGACCAAATAAAGGATAAGTTAATCGAGTACAACTACGAACACATTGATGTTATTAAAGAGTATATGGGAATCGAAAAGGAAAAACCAAGACCGATTAAATCCATTAATCAAGAAATATACAAACAGATACGATTACAACTTGACGCAGGAATTAGAGAGTTTAATAATAAACAGTACGAAAAGATTGCAGAAGAACTACAACTAACTACATCCAACTCTAAGTAAGTAAATAACAACTCTACACCACAAACGGGTACAATATTCAATTACGTATGTAAAGATAACAAATTGAATATGCCTCGGTCTATTCACGTTATACATCATAAAATATTCTGTAGTATTACTACATATCATTTTACAGCGGACAGTTTACAATTATGGAAAATCTCTATCCATCAGGTTACTTAGAAATCGCAATTGGCCCCATGTTCTCAGGGAAAACATCATGGTTACTGGAATTATTTAATCAGCACACGTTTTGTTCAAAGAATGTAATGGTTATTAATCACACAGAAGACACTCGTTATCATGCAACCATGTTATCAACTCATGATAAAAAAATGATTCCATGCATTCAGTCTACCACCCTATTGAACAACGAACAAAACAAGACACTATTTGACCAGGCTATGAAGTCGGATGTTGTTCTCATTAACGAAGGCCAATTCTTCGAGGGTCTATTTGATTTTGTAATCATGTTACTAGATCACAAGAAAATGATATACATATGCGGCCTTGACGGAGACTTTAAAAGACAAAAGTTTGGCGAGTTAATTGACCTTGTTCCGATGTGCGATAAGGTGTATAAATTACGGTCATTATGTGCGGTTTGTAAAAATGGTACACGTGCTATATTCTCAAAGCGTCTAGTAGATGGAGATGAGCAAAAGGTAATTGGAAACGACATTTATGCACCTGTCTGCAGAAAATGTTATCAAGATAACGAATGAAACCAATGAAATAAGAATAGTAACTAAACCACTCAAACTTATGTATCATATCATCTCATAAGCATTTGAAAAACTACTTAAAACTTTGCGACATTATAAAGAAAATGCCCAAAAAAGTTATAAAGGAAACAACTAATGAAATAATTGCGACAATTGATATTGGTGACCCACCAAAAGTAAAAAGAGCAAGAAGAACCAAAAAAGAGATAGAAGAAATGAATATGTCGTTGGCGAAAGTAGAAAGCACAATCGAACAGCTAGAAACTCATACAGAAAATATTATCGTAGAAACAAATCTAGATGAAAAACCCGCACCCAAAAAAAGAGGCCGTAAACCAAAAGGTGGAAAAATCGTATCAGACAATGAGGATAAACAAGTGACCCCAAATATAAAACCCAATGTTATTTTGCATCTAAAATGTTTCATCTCTGATTTGTCTAGCACTGGAAACCACGAGCCCGACTTTTCTCATGCAAATGTAAACTCTTATGATCAGGATGATATGACATATCACGTAATCACTGGTGCCCAATCTACTGATAACTTATCCGCATATCACAAGGTTCTAGTAGATTCAGACAACACCGTGTCTAGTGTGCAACCCATCTCTAATGTAGAACTATCACATTTTGAATGTCACCACAATACACATCACAATCGAGTTACAGATAGTAATACAACAGATAGTAGTGTATCGATGAAAGAAACATGGAAAAAGCTTAAAAATCTGGAGCAGTTTTTACATACAAATAGTGTTCCCGACTCGAAATCAGCGTGTTTTTGGTGTACATACGACTTTGATAACCCGCCTATCTATATCCCTAAGTTCTTAATGAAAGAGACTTACCATGTGTACGGATGTTTTTGTTCACCAGAGTGTGCAGTTGGATACCTTATGAACGAAACAATTGACAGTTCATGCAAGTTTGAAAGATACAGCTTATTGAATAATTTGTATAATAGAGTATTTGAATACAAAAAGAATATCAAACCCGCACCCGACCCACATTACTTTCTTGAACGATTTTGTGGAAATCTAACTATTCAAGAGTATCGCAGACTTCTGAATAGTGACCGCCTTTTCCTCGTTGTCGATAAGCCACTCACCCGCATATTACCTGAACTACACGAAGACAATGATGAGTTCATCATTAATAATAAAATTATCCCTACTTCAAGCAACTACAACTTAAAAAAGAAGGCTCGTATGGAGCCACATAAGTCATCGTCTTCTACAAAAGAATCGGTAGCAAAACATACTGAAAACTTTGGTATATTCTCAATGGTTGCAAATCAGTAGACAAACCCATGTGCATACATCTCTATATCTATATCTATCTAATGTAAAGAATATAGATAATTTACATTGTATTAGTAGAGCTCAGTTTAGTACTTGCTAATATTAGTTGTCATACTTTATTTACATTATGGATATCAATTCGCGAACCAGTCCATTTTTAAAAAACACAACAACTACCATCCCGTGGGTGGAAAAATATAGACCCACTCATTTTGATGACATTGTATTAAGTGATACTAATAAGGAAATATGCAGCAATATAGTGACCACTGGATACTTTCCAAATATGCTGTTTTATGGACCACCTGGGACAGGTAAGACAACCACGATCATTAATTTGATTAACCTCTATCAAAAAAATACAGGTAAACAAGATAATAGTCTTATGATACATCTTAATGCATCAGATGATAGAGGCATTGATATTATTAGAAATCAGATTTTGCAGTTTGTGAACTCAAAGTGTCTATTTACACATGGACTCAAAATTATTATTTTGGATGAAGTGGATTATATGACAAAAAACGCACAACAGGCTCTTCGTTATCTAATAAACTCATATAGTAAGCATGTGCGTTTTTGTCTTATCTGTAACTACATAAGTCGTATTGATAACGGTCTTCAAACGGAGTTGTTAAAAATACGATTTAATAATCTTCCACAGGAAAATATTCATTCCTTTTTACAACACATAACTGATAGTGAAAATCTCAACATATCAGTTGATACAATTAAATCTATCCAAAAGCTGTATGGGTCTGACATACGTAGCATGATTAATTTTATACAATGTAATCATAATACATCTACTAGTGATAATGTAGTGTCTATATGCATAATCAACAATCAAATATGGGACGAACTGTCTCTCTGTATAAAGACTATTCCATCATCTGCAAACGGCAAAAAAACGATAGGTGGTTATTTGCATGTAATGGAACATATTATACACTTGTCTAGTGTCTATAATTTGACAATGAAGAATCTGTTAAAGGATTATTTGACATACTTAATCCGCGACAAAAAAATAAAAGTTACGTCAGATTTTCTCAAGTTCATCGAACGCTTACTACATATAACATCTGGTGTCGATGACAAAACCTATTTAAGTTATGCTCTTTCTAATTTCGAAAGGTTTGCAGAATTATTATAGCTCATATTTCGTTCAGCCAATCTTTTCAAAAAGTCGCTTACAGGTGGGCTAGAAGATGGAAGAAATGGATTCACACCATATTGTGATATCTTCTCGTATATATTACGTTGCCGACTCTGAATATCATTGTTTTTTATAGGGAGAGGAATAGGGATGGGAACTTCTGAAATATAAGCGTCTTGGGAGCGGTGTGCTCTCGTAAATAATTCTTGACGCAACATTTATATAATGTATAGACAAAAATGCACACTTGTTACTCATATTTTCCAATTGGCTAGTGCATTTTGAATATTTTCCCTAAATACTTTGTAGTATATATAGTAAATTGATTTAAAGAAAGGTATCATTTAAGTTGTATCAAGCTTAAATAATATTACGAATATGGATATAGACTCTGAATGGGAAAACTTCATGTGTGGAGGAGAAATGGACTTAAACATCACTCAACATGATTCATATTCTCAACATGAACACGAACCCATGTATATAGATCAACACGGAATAAGCTGTAACAGAGAAAACATAACCACCCCAATTCCAGGAGATATTTATATATCTACCAAATCAAAAATAGCCTATCTAAATAAAATAATTCCACTACGAGAAACATTTTGGGAACTACCAATTATATTATACACAAA